TGCTTCGTCTTTTTGTACGTAGAACACTTTTACTCTTCGGTTCTTAGGCACTTGGCTAAATTCGTGTTTGCGTAGAATCTCCTCACGTAAGTCGTAGTCCTCGTCAATCTTATGCAGTTTCCAATGCGCTCTGCGGATTTCGTCCTCTACCATTTCGATAGGTGTATCTACAAGGCAGTAGCAAAGCATTGATTGTTGTTTACCAGTTAGCCACATATACCCCTGTAGCTGATAAAAATAGTCTTTGTTAGGTATATCGGTATCGAAAAACGGAAAGGTAGTAGCATCCCAACTTGATTTCACGTCAAGCAATATATCTTCCGTGTTTACGTCAGGCGTTCCCTTAACCCAATCGTTCTCGAAATACTCTTCGTTCTTGTAAATAAATTTCACGTCTAAGACATCGTTTACAAGTGAGATAGATAAATCCTCAACTGCGTTACCTTTGTCCGTGTAACGGCTTGAAAACTCCTTTCTGATGCCGTATTTCTCTTCTAACACAAGTTCGTGTATGTAAGTTTTAGCAGTTTGGCTTAGTAACTCCGTTTTAGAGCGTGAGTTTGCCATAATTTTACCTATGGCAGAACATCGAATTTTGAGAGCTTTCATAGTGCGTTCAGCATATCAATTTGACCTTCAGTTAATGCAAACGATGTTTCGAGCTTTTCACGAGTATACTCACCTTTAGCGATGGCTTGTACTGCTGCGCTGAATCGCTTTTGGTCAATTGTAGGCAGTTTCTTATCCGTCTTTGAGTTATCTTTAGAATCAGGGTCTGATTCAGTCTCATCAATTAAGAACAAACCATTGAGAGCATACTTACGAGCGTAGCTTGATGCCGTGCCAGTGCATTGCTCAGATGACATTCCCTTGTGTTCTCCAAGCTCTGCAAAACCATTCGTTTGTACATTTGCTCCTTTAGCATCCCAAACACTTGCCGTAGCCTTTAAAAATAGCTTGTCTCCTACTGCTACAATCTCATCAGTAAGGAATAACATTAGTTCGTTTGCGAGTAGGTGCGGCTTGAGTGATTCGAGAATCTGCTCGGCACTTCGATACTTGTACTTTCCAAACGAGTTGAAAGAACCTTTTGGGCATTTTAGTTCTGCCTGAACTTTTAGTAAACTTTTCATAGCGTTTAATTAATTGTTTATACAAATATATAACTTATTTCAATTGGTTGTACATTTCTTTATATTTTTTTATCAATTCTTTTAGTTCGTCAACTGACCATCTCTTTAATAAATGCGCTCTATCTTGTAATTCAATCAATCTTACTGCTCCTATTCGTTTTTTTATACCGATTTGATAGTTCAGTAGGTTTCCGCTTAAATAAGTGTTGCAATGCTCGCATTGTAAGTGACAGTTATCCTCGTCAAATCGTACATTTGAGTGACCTCCTTGAGAGTAGTAATGTCCGCAGTTTTTTTTCAACGGTGGTTTGTTGCAGCTTATGCAGTTCAATCCTTTGTCACGTTCCCTTATATACTTATTGAATACTACTTGGGCTTCTTTTAACCAATCTGAGGTGGTTTTTAGGTTTTCTTTCATTCGTGTTTTAGTCTGCTTCCATTGCTTCTCTCTTGCCTCAGCTACAAAAGCACGGACACACTCGTCTTTCAGGCAGTATTTATGATTGAAGCGGATAGGTTCAAACTTCTCCTTGCAGTTCTTGCATCTCATAAAGGCAGTTGTTTTAAGATTTTGTAAAGTACATTAACTACGATTGAATTTCCTGCTTGCTTGTATGCTTGTGAGTCGCTCACCTTCCAAGTAAATGTATCAGGAAAGTCCATCAATCGAAAGCATTCTCGTGGGGTTAGTCTGCGGATTCTATAATCGTTTGGTAATGTAACTATATTGCCACCCCAAGTAACTTGACCTGCGTTCATTGCAGGAGATATACCATTTGAATCGTAAACTCTATTTTGTTGGTATGGTTGTTTGCCTCCACTTTCCAAACTTGGATTTAATTGAATTACTGTTTGATTACAAGCGGTGTCTAAAGTTTGTGCCACTTCTTTACCTACCCTTCCTTTTCGTGTTTTGCTACTTGGAAAAGTGTAGTTTATTGAATCACCTATTGTAGCTTCTTCGTAACCTTTTTGCGTTGCTGATTTGATTTTGATGTACGGATCTTCTGCACCATTTTTTCCATATCTTGCAACCATGCAAGCTCCGATATCACTTTCATCTAATGGATACTTATTTGAGCTGCCTCTTTTTTCTCTATGCTTGTCAATCCAAGTCATTAATTTTTCACTTAAAAAATACTTCTCATCCACAGCATCTTCCAGCACATCCTTCAATCGCTTGGTCAAATGCTCTTCTCGTGGGAATTGGAATTTGTTATCTTGATCGTCTCTAATGCCAATCAAGAACACTCGCTCACGATTCTGCGGAACACCGTGATGCTTTGCGTTTAAAACTTTCCAATACAAGTGATAAGGAACTGCATCATCGTGAGCAAACAACACAGGTAGTCCGTTTACTGATTTGCCACCTAACATATTTACCCACTCCTGGAATGTTCTACCACCATCATCAGAGAGCAATCCTTTGACGTTCTCAAAGATAAAGAATCTCGGCTTGTTCACTTGAATGAACTCGTGTGAGTTGAAAAACAAGATGCCTCGCTTATCCTCTTTACCAAGTCGCTTCCCTGCCAAACTGAATGCTTGACAAGGCGGTGATGTCATATAGATGTCAAGTGACTGCGATGGAATCTCTCGCTCATAGACATTAGTTGGATAGTATTTAGGTTCACCATAGTTGTGGATGAATGTATCTCGTGCATACTTATCCATATCACAAGCAAATACCTCCTCAAATTCCACACCTAATCTCATAAGAGCTTGGTTGAATGCACCAACTCCACTGAAGTCAGAGCCTACTTTTAGTTTTTTCATAGCGTGTTTTTTTAGTCAAATTTAATGTTCTCAGCTATCCACTGTCTGAAAGCTATTTGTAAATCTATCTGCTCGTTGAATACCTGCTCTCTATGTTCTTCGTCTATTCGTAGGACTGCACGGTCTGCTGATTCAATCTCCTTTACAAGCATATTTGCTTTGTTCTTTAGTCCTTGTCTAAACACGGAGTTATCGTTTAAATCCTCAATAAAATCTGCTAAGACAGGAAGGAAGGCACATAAGGCTACTAATTTGGTTTCGTTTTTCATTAGTTTTTAGTTTAAATGTAATACTTTTTATATTGGTCTTTCTTTACTTCTACTTCTAATTTACGTAAGTCCCTAATGTAAGAGGATGCCCACTTAGGATGAACGCTTAATAAGTTAGCTATTGACATCAAAGGACGTGGCTTTTCTTGTAAGAAAGGTATTAAAAGCAATATCTTTTTTTGCTTAGGTTCGTAGAGCTTGTTGAATTTTTGTTGGTTCATAGTTCTATGTTTTTAAATTTTATTTCTTCTTGTAATTCTTGGTAGGCTACTCGCAGTTGAGCGTTTCGTCTTGCCAGTTGATTCATTTCTCTGTTTAGAGATGTTATTTCGTCTTCAAGTAGGTTAATCACCTGAATCGTCTCAAGCAAATACTCCTCGCTTTCCTTGCCTCCGTTGATGTAATCTTTAGCTTCAGGCTTGTCCTTTTCGAGTTTCTCTCTTACGTTCTTGATTCGTTCCTTAACCGTCCACACGGTTGTCTTTGCCCATAGTATTTTAAGTGATAAGTCCATTTTAAAAAGGGTTTTGGTTTGCTAATCTACGGAGTTTATCCGATGTACTTTCTATTTGTCCGTCTTTTGGTATGACCATCTGCTTTTCGTTTGGTCTGTACGGTGCTAAAGGGTCTACTCCATTTATTTGGAATCCGATTCCCGAGTTAAAGTTACAATACACAGGCTCATTTAATGCAGTGTGCTTACCTCCCGTCTCCGTGTCCTTAACCTTTTCTACTCCTACCCAAGTAATTAACTTCATTGTTTCGTGTTTAATTAGGCGGTGTATTACAAACATATCATCGCATCGGTTTAAGAAAGCCTTACCACCTTCTATGTGGTCTTTAAGTGGTGGTTTAAGATGTCCTTTCCATTCTCCGTCTTGGTATAGGTTACCTGTTCTACCTGATTCGGTGTTAGGGTGCGTGTTTATGTAGATGGTCATTCCAGTTTGGTTGACAAACTGCCTCGCTCGGTTCATAAATTCGTAGTTACCTGCAAAGCTCATTTCACGGTCTAAACCTGTAAATGGGTCTATAAGACCAACATTTGCTCCACTCTGCTTGAATAGTTCGAGTATGTCATCAGGTTTGTACAATTTCGAGTTGTCTATGAACGTAAAGAACTGCTCCAAGTACGCAAGGTCTCCGCTGATTTGAGAGTGACTAAGTTTACTGAAGTGCTTACCTCTATACATCTGAATCATATCTCTAAGGATTTGACCTTTTTGATTCTCTCCTGACCAAATGCAGAACGTTAGTCCGTGTTTAAGTGCAAGCGTAAGAAAGTACCAGTTTATCCAATACGTCTTGCCAACATTGTCGTGACCTAAGATTATGTTCAGTTGCTTAGGCTTAAATCTTAAATGCTCATCTAAAAAGCAGTCAAGCCCGAGTCCTTGTTTGATTTTACCATCTCGCACATCCAATAGGTATTGTAGTGAGTCTCCTTGTTTCGTTAGCATAGTCCTAATTTTCGTGCTAATAATAATTCTTTAGGCTCTTCAACTTCGGTATATTTCTTGTTTTTAGATAGCCATTTGTTAGCCGTCAAATATAGTGAAGTATATTTCTTGTTGCCTTTAAAATTTTCTATGGAGTCTAACACATCATCAATTTCGTTTATAGAGTATTTATCCAATAGCTTCTCAACATCAGCATTTGAAATAGACAGGTGAGCGAAGCTCCTATATATATCTTTAGATATAACATTATCATTATCATTATCATTTACAGCTATGTTTGCTATCGTTTGTATGCCTTTGTTAGCATTTGCTATATCTTGCCATCTTTTGTTAGCACCTGCTTTACCTGCTTCACTTCGCTTTACTTTGACATCCTCGAACTTAACAAGGTCTCTCTTAAGCTGCTGCTTGATTGGTTCAAACGCAATCTCTACCAGTGGATTTTCTGTTGTTGGGTTTTGGTCATTCACATACCTTAGAAGGTGTTTTAGTAATTGACCTGCATCCGTGTCGGATAATTTCTCTACCGTGTGAATCGCATCACTATAGAGAATAAATGATTTTTTGTCTTTTGCCATTTTACTGCTTTAAAATGAAAAACCCCATTCGGATTTCGTGAAGCAGCACTACTCTCCAAATGAGGTTCTAATAATGTCTTTAAATTCGGGTCTGCTTCCCCTTTCACAAATATAAGTCAAATACTTTAATTTGTTTCGTATTTGCCCAATTTTATATGTCGTTGAATCTTTTTGAACTGCGTGTAAGTCTTTGCTTTGAGTACGTCTTTGGCTAAATCAGGTGCGTCATCGTAGTAAGGAAGCGTAGCGCCGTGTAAGACATCATCTATTTGCTTAGTAGCTATCTTGTAGTCTTCGTATCCAAAACGATGTAAGTCTTCGTGTTGCCGTAGTCCGTGAATGATTGTAGCGTGATGCTTACCTCCGAACATTTTACCTATCTCGTCTAATGAGAATCCTAAAACACGGAGTTCATTATAAAGGTAGTAACGCTTGTAGATGTACTCTCTGCTTCGGTTCTTTGACCATAACTTGTTCTTTTCTATAATCTCTTGTATGAGTTCTACTTTGGTCATAACGAATCTATTGGGGTTACTTTAAATTTTCCTAACTGGTATTGTCCTGTTTTTAGCAAATCCTGCTTTTTCCAATAGGCTAATGATTGAGAGGTAAGTATCCATTGCTGAACTACCTTTTGTCCTACTTGGTATGTTAGTTTGTATCGCATTTTTTTATATATTGTTCTTTGTAGTATTGTTCTGCATTAAAAAATCCTTCACCAGTATAGGCACTATCCCAAGCATCTTCTA